GCCCAGATGGCAATCGTCAAACAACTCAAAGAGCTTATCAAGCAACACGGACATGGAATAAGTATCGACGAGTTCCGTCCTAATAAGAACCAAGGTAACAAGCAAGAACGTATTGCATCTATCTTGGAACCTCGTTACGACAACATGAGTATGTGGCACTATCGTGGTGGTAATACTCAAATACTAGAAGAAGAACTGTCATCACGTAACCCTGCACACGACGACGTAATTGATGCTCTAGCTTCTGTAGTAGACATGGCTGTTAAACCTGCACGAAACGTTAGACGCAGCGTTAGCCAAAATATCGTGTGGGCAAACAATAGATTTAGAGGTGCTGGTTAATGGCTGGTGAAACTATCGACTTAGAAAATGTAATTAGTCCAGATAACATGGCTGTTCAGATTTCTGAACGGTGGCGTGAGTGGTCTAATCTTCGTGAAAAGAAAGTCGAAGAATGGAAAGAACTTCGCAATTACTTGTACGCAACTGATACCCGTACAACTAAGAATGCTATGTTGCCTTGGTCTAACAGTACTACTACACCAAAGCTAACACAGATCATGGACAATCTACATGCAAACTATTTTGCATCTTTGTTTCCTTCTCAGAACTGGGTAAAGTTTCAGTCAAGCAATCGTAACTCAAACAAAAAACAAAAGATACAAATTATCGAAGCTTACATGAAGTCTAAGATTAATCAATCTGACTTTATCAATGTGAGTTCTGATCTTATCTATGATTACATTCAATATGGTAACTGCTTTGCCACAGTAACATTTGAACGAGACAATGTAGAAAAGTCTGACGGAAGTCTGTACACAAACTACGTCGGTCCACGTATGGTCCGTATCTCTCCGTTTGATATTTGTTTTAATCCAACTGCCTCTTCTTTTGACAAGTCACCTAAGATTATTCGTAGTATTAAAACACTAGGTGAACTACGTAAAATGATTTCATCAGACCCTTCCAAGTCATACATGGAAGGTGTGTTTAGTAAAATGACAGGTGCTCGTGCAGCAGTACGTGGGTCAGATACACAACACAAAGCTGATGGTTTTATTGCAGATGGTTTTACATCTATCCAGCAATACTACGAATCTAACTACGTAGAAGTTCTTACGTTCTATGGTGACTACTACGATGAAGTAGAAGACAAGCTATACGAAGATCGTATCATTACGATTGTAGACCGTGCCTATGTATTAGACAATCAAGAAAACCCAAGCTGGCACGGTAAAGCTCCGATCTTCCACGCAGGGTGGCGACCACGTCCAGACAACCTATATGCTATGGGTCCACTAGATAATCTTGTCGGTATGCAGTACCGTATTGACCATCTAGAAAACCTAAAGGCTGATGTCTTTGACCAGATTGCCTACCCAATCATGAAGATTCGTGGTGACGTAGAAGACTTTGACTTTGCCCCTGCAACTCGTATATACATGGGTGACGAGGGTGATGTAGGTTACCTAGCACCAGATACAACAGCATTGAATGCAGACTTCCAGATTCAAAACCTAGAAAACAAAATGGAAGAGATGGCTGGTGCACCACGTCAGGCTATGGGTATCCGTACTGCAGGTGAGAAGACAGCATTCGAAGTACAGACACTACAGAATGCAGCCTCTCGTATCTTCGAACACAAGACTGCACACTTTGAACGTATGTTCCTAGAGCCTGTACTAAACTGTATGTTGGAAACTGCACGTCGTAACCTAGACTCTGTAGAAGTTATTCCAATGGAAACAGAAGTAGGAATGTACTTCCTTGACGTTACAAAAGATGATATACTAGGTGACGGAAAAATTACACCTGTAGGTGCTCGACACTTTGCTGAACGTGCACGTCGAGTACAGAACCTGACACAGCTATACCAGATCAAAGCATCTGATCCAACTGTTGCAGTACACTTGTCAGGTAAAGAGTTTGCTCGTATCCTTTCCGAGGAACTAGGTGAACCTTCAATCTACGAAGCTAACGTAGCTATCGAAGAGCAACTTGAAACACAACAAGCTTCACAAGAGGCTGAAATGAGAAACCAAGAATCACTTGAAGAAGCTATGGAGCTAGGAATATAATGGATCGAAGAAGCTACTCACCACGACCCAAACTACGTCCAAAGAACTTTGGAACAAACCGTACTGAGGTCGTTGATGTATCACCAAATGCAGAAGCTGGCGATCAATTCTTTGTACAAGAAGCAATGAAACGTCGTCAAAAAGCTCGGATGCAAAAACAGAAAAAGAAAGGTGTGAAGTAATGCCCTATGCAAATGGAAAAGTAAAACCTTACGGCAAGACTACAAAGAAACCAAAGCCTAAAGGCGGTAAGAAAAAGAAGTGTAGCTGCGGTCGTTAACTAAGGGTATATAAGATGGCTAAAAAAAATTATTCAGGTAGATCAGGTCGCAGTACAACTCTCGTTAACCATAAAGGTTGGCCTTTTACACGGGTAGAACCTTTAAAAGATAAGGTAACAGTACGTAGTGGTGCTTCTTCACAAACAACTTACACTACTATGCGTAAAACAGGTAAGACTACTAAGTCTAAAACTAAAAAATAATAATAATGAAATCACACTGGTTCAAAGGATGTAAAACGAAGGAGGATAAGGACAAGGTTAAACAGATAATCATGTCCAATCAGGAAAGCCTACTTCGTCTAGAGGTGATATTAGAATCCCTCCTACAACATACCCCAGCAACGGCAGACTATGATAGTCCGTCATGGGCGTACAAGCAAGCTGATCGTATCGGCTACAACAGAGCACTAAACCAAGTGCTTGACATTATAAATCTAGACAAGGAATGACAATATGGTATTTACTAACAGTGCTGAAACCACACAGCCTGAAGTAGCAGAGCAGACACAAACTGAAACCCCACCACAGGATTCTTTTTTGAATAAGCTCGTAGAGACAAAGGGAGAGAACTGGAAAGACCCTGAAGTCCTAGCAAAAGGCAAACTAGAAGCTGATCAATATATCTCACAGCTTGAGACTCAGTTGAAGGAAGCCCGTGAAGACTTAACTAAACAGGACTATGCCAGAGAACTTCTTTCTCAATTACAGAATAAGGCCGCAGACCCCATCACTGCGAATCCTGTAATGTCTAATAATATTGATGGCACTGATACACAGGACACCACTGGGGGTATCAGTGAGGATAATCTGAAGAGCCTTGTAGAGCAAACACTTACTCAACGTGAACGAGAAAACACTGTACAACAGAATCTACTTCAGGTTGATAAAGAGTTAGAGAGTTCTTTTGGTACTGAGGCTACGGCAACAGTCCAGAAGAAAGCACAGGAACTAGGTATGTCAATGGAACGTCTACGGGACATTGCTGCTGAATCTCCTAACGCATTCTTTACTCTTATCGGTGAACCACAGAAAACCTTTAACCCTATGGTACAAGGAACTGTAAGAACCGAAGGTGTTAATATGCAACCCTCGACGGAACGTAACTGGGCATACTACCAGAACCTACGTCGGGAAAATCGCAATCTGTATTATTCGCCTAAAATCCAGCAACAGATGTTTGCTGACCAATCACGACTAGGCGATAAGTTTGGTATCTAATAAAAGGAGAAGTATACCATGGCAATGACTACAGCCAATACTACTTTCCTGCAGCGCACTAACGTCTACTCGACAGAACTGAAGGAAATCCTTCGTGACGAGATGATGGCGCAACGATATGTACGGATGCTTGATGGGTTCCCAGATGGTAACAACTTCAAGATTCCTTCTATCGGTCAGGCACAAGTAGACGACTACAGCGAAGATAATGCTGTAACATACCGTCCACTAGACACAGGTGAGTTCACATTTACTGTTGACCAGTACTTGTCATCTGCGTCATACATGACGAAGAAAGCAGAGCAAGACACATTCTATGCAAATGAAATGATGTCTCGTTTTGTACCTGAACAAGAACGTGCGATCATGGAGCACTTCGAGTCAACAACTATGGCGGCTCCTGAAGCTGGTGTAGCTGCTAACTCAGACGAAGCTCTTGACGGTATTGCTCACCGTATCGCAGGTGGTAACGCAGGTAAAATCGAACTGGAAGACTTTGCATTCGCACGTTACGTGTTGAAAAAAGCAAATGTTCCAGATCAAAACATGGTAGCTGTCGTTGACCCGTCTGTTGAGTTCACAATCAACACACTGTCAAACGTAGCTAACGTATCTAACAACCCTCGTTTTGAAGGTTTGGTACGTGATGGTATCGCAACTGGTATGCGTTTCGTTGCAAACGTTTACGGTTTCGACGTATACTGTTCCAACTATTTGGCTGACGTTGATGACTCAGCATTGAAAGAACGTGACGACTCTACCACAAAAGACTTCTCGTCTACAAATGGTAAAGCCAACTTGTTCTTCTCTGCGGCTCCAACTGTCAATCCATTTATTGGTGCATGGCGTCAGATGCCAGAAGTTGATTACGACTACAACAAAGACTTCCAACGTCATGAGTTCGTAACAACTGCACGTTATGGTGTAAAACTATACCGTCCTGAAAACATGGTTGTTGTTGCAACCGATCCGAATGTATAAGGAGGTAACTAATGTCTTACACTAACGCAGACGGACTTCGTGTTCTAACTAACGGTGATGCAGGTGTTGCTGCGCAGAACGGTACTACTGCTGTTTCTGCAAAGAAAACAATGACTGCTATTGTTGACCTAACAAAGGGTGACCAAGACTTCACAAATGGTGAAGATGCGTTCATCCCTGCTGGTGCTTTTATCACAGCAGCTTCTATCGTTGTAACAACTGCAGCAGCAGGTGGTACTAACGTAAGCCTTGGCTTGAAGGAAGCTGATGGTACAGCTATCGACGCAGACGGTATCGACGCAACTGTTTTGACTGCTGCTCTTGCGGCAAACAAAGCGGTAGCTTGTGACGGTGCTCTTGTCGGTGGTACAGCTACTATTGGTGCAGCAAACGGTCACTTGTCTGTTGACGTAACTGGTACGTTTACAGCAGGTGTATTCACTCTAGTGATCGAATACATCGAAGTATAAAATAAAAAGGGTGGCCCTTCGGGGCCATCTTTTCTCTTGAAAAAATACATTAGTTAGTTTATAATAAAGATAACTAGCAGAGGTTCCTATGGCTAACGTAAATCACTCAACACTAACAGACCCGTACTTACACGAACCAAAAGGTGTGGCAGCATCTTCTGCAGGTGACGTGTACGTATCTGATGGAGCAGGTTCAGGAACTTGGGAAGACCATCGACGTTCTGTTATTACAGCACACTTTCAAGACTTGTCTGACTCTGAAGACATCTACGTACCTATCCCCTTTGCAGGTACGGTAAGTCGTATTACAACTGTACTCGAAGGTGCTATCGCAGGTGGTGATGTTACAGTTACAGTCAAGGATTCTTCAGCTAATTCCATGGGTACTATTACAATTACCCAGTCAGGCTCTGCTGCAGGTGATACAGACTCTCTTGACCCATCATCTAACAACACAGTCACAGACAATGACTACGTACTCGTTCAGGGTGACGGTGGGGCAACCTCACACGTTGACTGTCTTGTAGCAATCGTGGTGGAGCATACCTAATGAAAACAACTCTGTTACAAGTTGTTCAGTCTATCTTGTCAGACATGGATTCTGAGGAGGTCAACAGCCTTTCAGATTCTGTGGAGGCACAGCAGATTGC